GTTGCCCCGGACTTCTTCAAACTGCTTACCCGTGGCACAGAAGTATGAGGATCAGCGGTGTGCCGGGCCTCATTATAGTATTGCGCATGGTCATCATCACCCAGTCCGGTTAGCGTCCCATGGTCGTGGTTGTGGTCAATTCCCGCAGGCGGCTTTTCTGCTGGGCTGCTTAACACAGAGTCACCAGTCGAATACATCGCCAGGCGCTCAACAAGCTGTGCTATTTTGATTTGCCGCTCCAGAATGATATTGTTCAGCTCCAGCGTGGCCGTCAGATGTGCTGTCTCGTCGTCCTCTTCAACGGTAAAACCCTTCACCCTCAACTTGCCGTCAAAGCCAGTTGTATCGCTACCGGCTGGCGGTATCGTCACCCAGAGCCAATCGCCAAGCTGATAATCCTCAAACGGCTCGTACGGCCACCAGTCAACCTCAGCCTGAATACCCCATTCTGCGTCAGCGGAATCCTTCAGCATCATATTGCCGTAATTTTGCAGTTGTGTTACATCGTCCGGCACATTCCGGGCCTGCAGATAACCTTCACGGCGTCCCCAGACGCCAGGACTGGTCGGATGAGCAACCTCGACAATACTGCCGCTTTCGCCTTCCACCAATAGAATATTGGTTATCTTCGCAGCATCGCTGTGGTTCTGATGGCTTAGTAAACCTTGCGCCGGGCGGTAGCGTATAGTATCGCTTTTATCGATACCTTTCTGGTTTTTGTACGCCTTTAGTTTCAGGCCGGGCGTCATTTCTATATCGAAGATTCCCATACCCTCGCAAAGTTTCTCAATAACGCCCAGGAGCGGCGTCCCGGCATGGAAGCTGATGTCCGTACTGTCATCCCAAGGATTGCCCAAGCTGTCTTCACTGGCCGTGAAGTCTATCACCACGCCGGTCAATGCGCCCCTGGCCTGCGCTTCCTCGATGAGAATTTTCAAAATAGCGGCAGCATGCACAGCCTCCCATGTGCGCTCTAAACTTGAAGGCGTCGGCATTCCTTCGGGATACACAACGGCACGCTCCAGGACGGCCAGCACGCCTCTGCCGGTGACTTCAATCCATTCTGCGGACGCGTCGCCTTCGACAATATAGGTTGGCCGGCGAGCCTCGATAATCCACTTAAAATATTCAATCCCGTCAATCTTGCAGGAAATATAGTTGCCATCGGTAATAAGTGTCCGATCACCGCCTTTTGCATCTCTGCGATTGATAATAAACTTACCACCGCCAGGGCTGTTCAAAAGCATCTGGAACGATTTGCTTTTTGCTCCGTCCAGTAGAGCAAGTACGCTAGCCGGGTTATCTTTGTCGCAAACATAAAACTCCAGGCCGATACCCGGTGTTGGTTCTGCTTCGTAGATTTCGAGGCCGATGACGTTTGAGTCTCTGATACCCGGCGGATCGGGTGTGGTCAGCCGAACTTTTACCGGGCCCGAAACCGCATCATTCGGCACAGTAAAAGTAATCTGCTGCCAGGCCAGCATACCTTGATGGTAGACCTGCCTGCTTGAGCAAGCCTACAGCGGCAATGATCAATGGTACTATTGCCACACCGTATATGATTTGGTTCTCCATCTTGTCACCCCTTTTGTTTTTTCAATACCAATATGAGTTCGTTATACATTTTTTGGAATCGCTGTCTGAAAGCAATACTTCGTGATTGTGCTTTGTTGATCTCTCTAAGTCCGGTCTCTCTTGTATATTCGTAGGTCCGGATGAACTCTGGAGCCCTCACCTTAATGGGGTACTTCTTGATTTCCGGCTTCGGGGGCACATATTAACCACCTCTCAATCTGTTCATGACCGTTGCAAACTCACCCCACAGAACAGTGTCTGCCGGGTGGTGAGGAGCGTTAATCAGGCCGGCCGCACGCAGCTTTTCAATTTCAGTTGTTGGGTCCCAAACAAGTTTAGGTGTCTGTTTGTACTTCAAGTCGAACGCCTTCACCAATCCTGAGCACAAGGCGTCAGCCGCATCATTCAGAAAAGCCGGTTTGCGCAGCAGTTCGGCATCATTCTGGTTGTCGATGAACATTATCTCTACCAACACGGCGGGCATCTTAGTTTCCCGGAGCACAGCGAAGTTAGCCTGTTTCATACCCCGGTCTTTGACACCATAGCTGTAGAGCATACCATCAGACGGCGACATTATAGCCTCATTTATCAACTGCATAAATTTATTATGAATCGTTTGCTGCAACTTTCTGGTGAGCAAAGAAGCCGAAGTGTGCACATAGCTTTCAAACCCAGTTCCTCCCCCGGCATTTACATGCACCGAGAGAAAAAACTGTGCTTCTTCGTTATTGGCTTCTTCGGTTCTGGAGCGAAGCGAACCCCTGGAGGTTTGCTTTACCCACACATCGAAAACAGATAACTTATTAATTAACTTATCAACTATGGCGCCGGTTATGTCGGCTTCCCTCAACCCTTTGCTCACAGCCCCCGGATCAGGATGTCCGTTGGGGGAATGACCAGCGTCAAGATAAATCAGCATACCTTTTAAACCTCCTCGCGACTGCATTCTTCGCAATACGGCTCACCAGTATTGCCACTCGCAAACAGGCCTTGATCCCATTCGAGTTCTGCTCCACAGTAAGCACACTCCGTTTTCAACATAATCAACTACCCCCTTAAGTACCCCCTTAAGATTTGGTCTTTCAGACAATAGATAGCTTCCTTTAACTCCTTCTGCGCTTCAATGCTATGAATCAGGTGATTCTCAACCAACTGCGTGAATTTTACTGTTTCTTCATGGTTTGCTTTTCTCATCTCGTCTACTGAAGAAGTCAACCACTTTACCACAAAAACAAAAAGCATCAGCACAACTGCCAATGCCCCTCCCTGCATAATAAGATTTGATTGCTCCAATAGAAAAACATCTCCTTTCAACGTTATGTATCCTCTGCTCCGACGCTTGCTTTTAACCATACCTGTTTCCTTGGCCCTATTTCGACCCGGGCCCGGACCAAAGCACCGTATTGCTCTTTTGGCAATCCATTAGCTGGAAAATCTCGCCAGGTCAAGCCGTTATCAAAACTATACTGAAACAGTTCCGAGTTTACACTGCTGTCAACAGTGCTAATTAACTGAGTGCCTGCCTCATCCACATAAGCCTGGATCTTAAAGCACAACCGCCAATCAAGTTCACCCAATTCTTCGGGAAACTTCGCCGTCGGTATCGGCGAAATCAGTGATATTACCGGCTTTGCACAGGCTGCTTTCTCATCTAAAATTGTCGCTTTTTCAGTAAAAGATTGCATTCCGAACATCATTAAATCTGAAAAGGGGAAGGAATATGATGTTCTTGTCGCCATAATGATATTTGTGTATGTAACATATTTACCGTTCCAGTCAACTGCCATTTAGCTCACCTACTCGACTGCAGAGTAAACCCTGGTGTAATAAAATTTATCGTAATCTAACAGCGGCGGAACGGCGCATCTAAACTCATTGCCCCAATATGCGCTGCCCACGCCGCCGGTCGGCCAGGTTTGCCATGAGGAGCCATTCCAGAACTCGAACTTCGTTCGGTGATCAATGGAATTCCAATCCTGCACCGGGCTGGTCATGTTGGGGTTTTCCGAAATCATAACTCTGAGTTGCACATATGCCGGACTGCCGTCAACAGACAAAGCGGAGGGAATAAGCCCTTTGACATATTCAAACGGCCAACCGTACGCTTTTTTGACAGGTGCCGTAATAACAGGTTTTGTAACACCACGAGCGAATTCATAAACGCCGATATCGTGAGCGCTTCCCTGCGGGCAGGGAACACCATCCGGATCAGTTAGCCTGTCTGCTACACCTATACCAGCGTTTATCATAGGGCTGTCAGCAGCTACACGGTAATTATCAGCCGCCGGGTCGATAAATTTCGGGTCAACACTCGTACAGCTTACTTGCTGGATGTTGGTAAAAGGGTAAGAGCAAAGATAAGTATTGCATTTTTCAGCATACCAGTAAGTTAATGTTGACACTCCCTTGAATCCATAAGTGCAATTGTAAGCAATACAGTTATAGCAATACATATAGCCGGTTTTATAAGTTTCGTCGTGGCCTTGGAATCCATTTTCAACGTTGTATGCAACACAGTTATAGCAATACATATAGTTTGGCCGAGAATTACCATAGTAACTAAATATTGATTGAAAAGTGCCGTCGCAATTATAACAATCTATTCGATTATCAGCTGACCCAGTGCCTGATGGGTTACGATTTTTAAATTCTCCGGTAAAGTTATATACTCTTAGGTGAGTGTATTGTTTCGGGTTACCTTCGGATGTGTAACCGTCTGTAGTTATAAGGGTTGCTCTAATCTTCCCTCCCGGCACCGTTCCGAAAATCGACCCGGTAGTATTTCCGATAAGTTGGGTAGGGTTGCCAAAACCTGTACTGCCGTGATAAACATGCGCAAAATAAGCACTTTCGTTATAAGTGCCCGGCGCCACATAAATTATGTCCCCGCGGGAGCTAACATTAGCGGCTTTTTGAATCGTCTTAAACGCTTGGGTCGTAGAAGGTCCCGTCCCGGGATTGCTGTCGTTACCATCGGTTCTTACATAATAAACCGCCATAGACTCACCTCAAGTTCCACTGAATTACTAATATTGATTGTGGTAAAGTCATCCCGCTCCCAACTTCTTCTTTCACAAACGAGACACTTTGTCCTAAGTTGATCGTTCCATTGGTTTCGTTTGCCGGCCCGAAATCGGTCACTTTATAGGCAGGAGCGTTAATTCCGTTCAAAAAAGTCCTGGTACAAATCACGGTGCCGGTTTCTTTATTAATCAGCTTCAAGGCCATGTAATTTGTATCATTACCTGTGATATTCGTCTTCGGGACTATGTGCGCTGCCACGATCTGCGCCTCGATGACAGCACCAAAAACAGGTATCTCTGTTATTGCGCCCGCTGGGACTTCATCAAGCGGCAGGTAAATTGTTTCATTGCCAGTAATCTTCTCGTTTAACAGATTCTTGCATAATTGAAATAAGTCGAAATAGCCATAGCCGTTTAAGCTGTCAGTGATTCCGCTTACCCGAACTTTGAGCAATTCCACATCCCGGACTTCGCAAATGTTTTCTACATGGAGCCATTCAACGTCCAGACTTTGCAATGTTCCTTCAACCCAAGTTATTGCCACTTCATATCACCGCATCTATTCTGCAGGGCAGGATGAAAGTATCAACCATACCGTCTGCATATTCATATTCCAGTTTCAAGTAAGCTCGAACACCCGTTTCAGTTTCCGGTTGTTCGTATTCAGGCAAGAAGTCTGCTGCAATCTTAAAATCCGATGGCTGTACGGAGAACGCTTGCTCTTGATACATATCAGCTGATGTATTGAGCCGAAAACATTTGCCGCCGTCTGTGCCACCATCAACAACAGTAACGCCAGAAGCAGTCCAGCCGGCAGTATCTCCGGTCTCAGCGGAAGGGTTCGTCAGCTTGTTTTTGCTGTAGAGTTCCGGCATTTACATCACCTACATCAGAAAATATCCAACGGAATATGTGATTGAATCGGCATTCGCATGTGTTACTGTTATTCGCCAAGTTTTGGGAATTATATCATTTGCTACACTATTTGCTGCGGCCGTCGCTGCTGGAAAAACTTTGTAGATATTCGTGCTGACTGCGGTCACTGCCGCCCCTTCCAGGATAGTGTAATATTTTCCTGAAACAGGGCATTTGCCTTCAATCTTCAAAGTAATTGATGGAGCTGTGGTGATAGCCGTAACATCTAAAATGACATGGACGCCATTTTTATGATTATTCGCTAAATCCACACTACTAATTGTAGCCGTTCTTGCAGCACTGGCCAGAGCAGTACCTTCCTGGTTCGTCGCTGGCAGAGGGTCGACTATCTTTTTTATGCCATCAGTATCTTTGATGGCGGTCAGTAAAGTCTCCAAAGTATCAATGTAACCTATAACAGTATCCTGTTTGGCCGCAGTTGCAGCCCCTGTCGGCAAAGCCGAACTGTCTACATCAACATGCCCCAGAAGCCTGGCCGCCCTGTCCGCCACATCGATGGCATCTGTTATCTTTTTTATGCCATCGGTGTCTTTGATGGCGGTCAGTAAAGTCTCCAAGCCGTCGATGTAACCTATAATGGTATCCTGCTTCGCCGCAGTTGCCGCTCCTGTCGGGGTCAGATCTTGCCTGACAAACAACCGGCCCTTCAAATCAAACAGCGCATTTACTCTGTCTGCTGCCGCCACATCTGCCGGCAATGCCGCAGGATCAGCCGCCTTACCGCCGATTTTTACCGGCTTTCCAGTATCAGCGATGTCATGATCCACGTCGCCGGTTACCCGGCCAGCGTTGTTCTCTCCTTTCCAAGATGTAAAGGATGCTCCATCTGCCGATTGTACCTGGGGTATTGGTCTACCCTGATCGTCGAGAAGCAAACTAGCCATTTTATCATCTCCTTATCAAAATTGGCAATCCGGGCGAAATAAAAACATATTCTTCAGTAGTCTTAGCTATCTCTCGTGGTACAAATATATACAGCCCCGGGCTTACAAAAGCCCAATCGTATGGTACTATTGGCTTTCTCGCTTCCATCACAGCACTTAAAGCCCCATCATAGTCCAGAGAAAATCGAACCGGCACAATGTCAACCGTACCGATTTTATCCGTCGGGTCTCGTATCTGAATGATGTCATTAACTTCTACAGCCGGATTCCCCCGGACTTCAAAACGAAAATTAGCCTGTGGGTCTTTTGTAAATTGCACCAACGCTATTGCATACTCTCTTGCAACATCAAAATTTTGAATTAAATAATTATCTATTTTTAGTTCTTTTTGACCAAAAAGCTCTACAGCCAATCCATCTTGGGCAGTATAATTGGAATTAATCATATCTACGGCTTGGCCGATTACCTCCAAAGTAACAGTTTCCGCCGGCCCGGTGTTCATAATCTGAATAGTCATCGTCCAGGCGCCGTATTGCACAGATGTTATTGCTGCATTCACGGCACCGATAAGTTTCACCTGGTCAACAACTGCTACCGGCCCGGTGGTGAACTCCATGTCTTGTAGTGTTACGCCGCCCTGCGGAATAACCAGGGATTCCGTTTTCAGCAACGAAGCTGCTGGTTTAAGGTATGGCAGTTTATAATTAATTTTCACAACATTATATGTATCTAAATATTTCTGCGGGTTCTCGGCGGCAACGATCTGATCATTATCAGTCATAACAGCTACCGGATCGCCGCTTTGGAAATTGCTTTTCACTTGAATTACTCCATACCGGTTTGCTGAAATACTGCAATTACCGGCAATAGCTAATACCTGCAAAGCTTCCCGGACTTTGCCTTTCGGTAACCAGCCGATTTGAATTTTCTGGTTCAAATTCTTATCAATTTCATACTGCCCCGGCACTAGCCCTGCAGACTCAAATAACGTCTTGAACATCCCGGCTACGGTTATATCTACACGTGCTGGCAGCATCGGCGCTTCCTTATCGCCAATTTCGTAAAGCATGTCATAACCTGCCAGGGCTGTTTCCACATTTACCGACGGTGCCGCCCAATCACCCGAATAAAATACACCGAGCGGAATATATTCAAAAACACTAGCCGGGGTCTCTCGAAGCGCAAGGGCATACAATCCAGGGCTCATGAAAACCCAATCCTGCGGCATTATCTCAACGCCGAGATACGGTCTGAACCGTACTTTTGGCTTCAGCAATCCATAAAACGGACTCGCATCATTCAAAGACGCAAACCATCTGTGATCATTTCTTAACCCCACGGTTGCCTCATTTGCCGATACCCGGCCGAGCGGATTGTTTGATTCGGCCTTTATTTCTTCAAGCAAACGAAGTTCGGTTACATCCTCCTGGGCAAAAACAACAGTTGTCACAGCCCCGCACTCAATGATTTTTGCCGGTGAATTGCCTGGCCAGACTCTGGTTACAGTCAGTTTGAGTTTCTGAAATGCAATCGTCCCTTGTTTTTTGCACCACATCCATAAAGTATTATCAATCACATCCGCAATAGTTATCCAAGCGCCTTCTGTAAAAGCATCCAGTTTAAAGTTTACAGGATAATGAAAACCGACTTCTCCTGATGTTTTAATCTCTAAACTCACATCATGCAGCTTTGGAGTTACTAAAACATCTTCTGTTGTTAAAACAGCCCGATATTTTAATCGAGCATTACTCAGATTACTATCAAATCCAATTCCAGGGACTTCTTTATTGTTTGCACATGTTTGCCATCCCTCCCAGGTAAAACCACCATCGAACGAAAGATTTGTTTCAACAATCAACGAAGTGTCAACGGGGGTTGTTGCCTCCCAATTTATGCCGCACTGTTTTATCGCCAGCGACGAAGAAATGTTTAATACCGGTGAAGTATAAGTTCCCGTAACCTGCTGGAACCATTGAAACAACAACCTGTTCGGAGAGTTCTGGCCCGGATCGATTATTTTATCCGGCGTAGCAGCATTTACCATTGTGTCCCGAACCTCAGCCGGAGTAGTCGCAATGCCTTTCTGGAGTATAAGCGCAGCAACGCCTGTAGCATGAGGCGCCGACATGGAAGTACCGCTTTTCAAACCGGAACCGCCGCCCGGTAATGCCGACAAAATATTAACGCCGGGAGCAAATAAATCTACTATTGAGCCATAATTAGACCAACTGGCTCTCGTATCCGTGTTGTCTGTAGCCCCAACCGTAATCGCTTCAGCTACCCGAGCCGGCGATTTATTAACAGCATCCTGGTTATCATTACCGGCTGATACACAGTATACTACTCCGTCGATAATAGAATTTCTAACAGCATTATCGAGAGGATCATAAGGACTGCCGCCCAAACTCATATTTGCTACTGCCTTTACTCCCGGTTGGTGGTGGCCTGTCACCCAATCAATACCGGCAATTACCGCTGCGTATGTGCCGGAACCGGATGCTTCAAGTATTCTCACGGAGTAAAGCGTGACACTCTTCGCCACTCCATATGTTTTGCCGCCCACAGTACCGGCCACGTGTGTACCGTGACCATGTGGATCACTGCCATCCCCCCCGTAATGATCATACCCGAACAGGGCCCTACCCTCGAACTCTGGATGAGTGTAGTCTATACCGGTATCGATAATATAAATATTAACCCCCGCGCCAGTAAGCGCATATCTATATTTTGCGTCTAATGGTAAATCTCTCTGGTCGATCCGATCCAGGCCCCAAGGCGGGTTCTCTTGAACAATACATATCTCCACAATACCGTCTTCTTCAACTGATAACACATCCGGATTCTTTCTGAGTTCCGCTGCTTCCTCATCAGTTAATTCAACGGCAAAACCGTTCAGGGCATGTTTGTATTCGTGTTTGATTTTCCTTCCCTTGAGCTTTTTGGCTACGGCGCTACGCACTTTTTTAGTATGCTTGTAACCGGCTGCTGTTCTGTCTGGCTTGATTTCGCCTTTTTTATTGCCGACGAGAGTAACAATATATGTTTTCATTTCTTCCACCTATAGCGCAAGTTCTATGTTTCCATCAACAGTAGCCACAACACCGTCCAATGTACCCTGCTGAAAGTCGGCCTGAGTGGTGGCGATATGCGAAAAAATTTCTGTTGGTCCTGGAATGCCTTCCTGCCCTACCACCCAAAAATTCCCCGATTTAACCGGTTCCGCATATTCTATTTCCAATACCTCGGCAGTAGCTAAATATCCGTTTGCATCTGCTACCTGTCCGCTCCACCAGCCTTTTTCCGGCTGCCGAAGAACATTTGGAGCATAGCCATCAGAAACATAGTTTCCCGGTCTGAATCTGCCGTTTACAGCTTGCTCGGGCGGCGTCGTTTCATCATATTGCGATGTTGCCACCACCGAGACAAAAGGAAATCCCCACTCATTCGCGAAGTCAAAAATAACCAGAGGTTTAATGTGTCGCTGATCTGCATTTATTGCTGCTTCGTATGCATCTGAAACAGGAATCATATTATCACCTTCACTGTTCAATTAAAGCCACTTCAACATCCTTCCAAATCCAAATCCCATCAATATCTTGCCGAAACGGTTCCCCTTTGATGGCACCGGCATAACAGGTCATCGTGTGGGGAGACCCGGCATCATCGTAAGTCACAGAGAAAAACATATTCACAGGGTCGTAAACTTTATCTAAGATTACCTGCAGATCATCTTCCCGGATAGCATTGTACTTGCAGTTCAGCTTCCGCTTTTGGGCAACCAGTTCCATAGTCATTTTACCGCTGGTCACCCTGCCGGATTTGGTCAGGTTATATTTTTCAATCGGCATCTCATGGGGAGTTTTGACCGTCACGCCACCGACGATTAAAGCCATTACGTCATCGCCCCCCGTGCCGCTTCAGAAAAACGGATACTTTTTAGCCGTCGTTCGAGTTCTTTTAATCCCCGGTCATCCGCAACCAACACTCCGACGTGTAAATGAATATCTCCGTTGCCCCGCTGGGTAAGTTCATTGAGCTTGCTAAGAGGCAAAACTGCTTCATCTTCACGCTCACCGACGCCGATCACGCTGGGTTTGGTGAATATACCGCCTTCGCCGTACCAGTTCACAGCAAATTGCGGTATGGGAATGCTTAACCCTTCTGTTATTCTACGAGCTATTGCCGTCACGTTTATGTGTGGCATTGGTATATGCATAGATTTGATACCATTTATCAGATTTGAAATAATTTCTTTTCCCCACTGCAGTGCCTTGGGGATTAGATTTGTAAAAATACCTGGTATCTTATCTATTGCTTTCTGTACTACACCCGGCAAATAGCTGAAAATTTCTCGACCGAGCCGGGGGATCAGTGTCGCTAAAGAATTGATGATTCTACCCGGTAAACCGGCAAAAAATGCGACAACCTGGGGTATAAACTGAGAAACTTTTGGCAAAAGGGATTGTAAAAACGTCCCGAACCGTGGCAAAAGAACTGCTACTGCGGCTATGACCGAAGCCGGAAGGCCGGCAAATGCAGCTATAATACCAACAACAATTAGACCGGCTATCACTAAGATTTCCCCTTTGTGACCCTCCCACATCTGCTTTATCCAGGATAAGGCGTTTTGTACCCCTGGAGAAACAAATTCTTTTGCCTGATCGTAATGTGACTTAATGGTATTCCATGTATCTTGAGTAAGTTTACTCAGGTTATCCTTTCCAGCTTGCCAAGCAGCTACAATCCCTGCTGTTACTGTTTGCCACGATGGAACCCAAGCCGGTAACGGCGCCAAATCCGGAAGTTTGAATTCAGAAGCTTTTTGTTTTATCCAGTCTATGGCCGTGGATACCCCTTGCCGAGCATTTTCCCAAAGCGGTATGAGGCCCGGCGCCGGCGTCAACACAGGTAAAGGCACCACAGGCCACGGCTGTAGTAATAATTCTTTAATTCGTTGTAAAACATATTCCCACGCAGGAATGGTTTCAGGCTGCGGAATTAATCTTGGTAAAGCCGTTACTAGAATCGGTTGCATTACAGCCTGTCTGATTCGTTCGAGAGCTGTCTCAAAAACTTCCGCTACCGCTCCCGGTGGCGGTGTGATTCCGGGCCATGTAACCGGCGGTATGGCTGTCGGTATCTCCGGTAATTTGATACCGCCTCCCGCTCCGGGGGGTTCACCGGCATCAGGCGGCGAAAGTATTTTCCCTATACCGCCAAACATATCCCCCAAATCGCTCAGGGCATCGCCGGTATCTTCACTGACTTGATACACTTCATCAAAGGCAGCCAGGAATTTTTTAGTCTCTTTCTTGGCGTCCTTGGTACCGTCAGCTACTCCGGCTAAGTTTTTTAGATACTCATCATAAACATCAGTAAGTTTGGAAGGATCTGCACCCTTCATTGCTGGAGGGCTATAATCCATTCCTGCCAGTGCACGCAACCGGGCTATTACCTGGTCAAGCCAATCTCGAACTGTTTTGCTTGACATAGCCAGAGCAAGCAGGGCAGTAGCAATAATCATAACCGCCGCTACAATGGGGTTTTTCGTTAAAACAAAGAATAGCCCTTGAACGGCCAGTTTAAGCAGATTTACTGCTTTTGCGGCAATGGCGGCCAAAGAAAACCCCCTAAAGAAAACCAGAAGCCTTGGCCCGACAAGCAACAACATTCCTAATCCGTAAAACAATGGACCGACTACAGCAGTAAGCACACCCATCCAAACCACCGCTGACTGCATCCCTGGAGGAAGCCTAAGAAACATCTCAGCCAACCTGCCCAAGGCAAGGTTAATCTTTTTTGACATCTCAAGAAGACTTTTCCCCGCCTCAACCTGTGCTTCAGCAAGTTTAGCTTCCCTTGCTCTTGCGACATTCGCCGGACTGTCAATCGTTCTGGCCAAATCACCATGCGCCTTACGAGTGTTTTCCATGATAATTCCGTATCTGGCCATTATTTTTTGGGTTTCTGATAGCTGGCTACCGACACTAGCAATCCCATGGGCATAAGCATAATTGTTAACATTGGCTTCCAATAAATTAACGCCGAAAACTTCTATTGCTTCTGTTTCTCCGCGTAAGCCACTTCTTAGCTTCTCAAAAACTTGTTCTCGTGTCAGATGTAGAGCAGCACCGTACAGGGATTCCAGATCATAGCCAAGCATTGTCAATGCCCTGGCCATGTCATAAGCCGATTTTTCACCAAATCCCATATTCATGATGAAGGAATTGAACAAACCAAGATTTGATCGCATTTCATATCTATTTTGCTTTAAGGCATTGCTAAGCTCATCACTCCATCGTCTGGCAGCATCCGCCATATTACCCATCGAAATTTCAAATAGATTTTCGCTTTCGACTGCATCCGATGCCATCTTCAGCATGTTGCGTCCAACCAGAGCCAGAGGCACAGTCAAAAAAAGCGAAAGATTCTGCCCGGCTTTTTTTAGTCCCTCACCTATGCTGGAGAGATTCTTCTTAACATTTTTTGCAAATACCTCAGAATCTCTTTCAGCTTTACGCAGGCCCTGCTGGTATTCTTTCGGATCGAGCCCCAGCACAACAAAAAGTTCGCCGACTTTCATAGTTTTTTACCCCGCTTAAGTTTCTCAAATCAAGTGACGAATTAGATAAATAATGGTATCATCTTGACAGGGGTGATGAAGTGAATCACAGAGCAGATGGTTATACCTGTCCTGCCTGCAAAGCTACCAACTCACCGTCAGCCAAGCATTGTATAGAATGCGGACATTGGTTGCTTGATACAATTCATGAAGCGAAACCTATAATGTGGAAAAACCAAATAAGAAAATCAAAAAAATCAATCTTTAAGCGTTGGTGGTTTTGGCTTATAGCCGCATTTATTGTTTTTGTTATCATACCAGGTCTGGCAAATAACCAATCTTCCGTGCCAACATCGTCATTGGATGAAATCATGGCTTCAGCCGTTGAAATTCCTTATGATGATTTGGCTCGCAACGCAAAACAACTTATCGGACATGAGGTACATTATGTTGGTACCGTAATTCAGGTTATTGAATCGCCACCAGTGCTCCGGATAAATATTGCAAAATTAAAACCTGGTGAGTTTATTTCCGCCAATGAGATTATTTATATTACACGAAAAGATAACGCCGGCCGTGTATTAGAAAATGATACTGTAGAAATATGGGGCACTGTAAAAGGACTCAAGACCTATACGCCTTGGACTGGTGCGCCCATAACTATACCTGAAGTCACAAGTCATTATCTCGTGGTAATAAAAAAAGCTGGAGAAAAATAACTTCTGTCTAAATCTCTCCCAACATCCGTTTCAGTTCATCCAATTCCCGGCGCCGCTCTTCGGCACTCAGAGCAGGCCGCTTCTTCTTTTGTTTCTCCCACGGCGGCTTGCCGATAAAATCCTCCGGCTTAAACCGCTTGCCTTTTTTGCCCCGGTTCACATTCACAACCACCGAGGCAAGAAAAGCAAAACGGTGCCACTCCTGGTATTCCTCAGCTTCCCGGATTTCAGTTAAATGCTTCAGAATATCCTCAAGCTCACTTACTGTCATTTCCAGCCAATCAGCCGGCTTCCAGCCGAACTCCCGGCCCAGCAGAATAGTTATTTGGCTATACCCATCTGCGCTAAAGACAGCAGCGGCTTGTATATTTTCTTTAGTCCAGTAAAATTTACTTCCACCCAGGCTTCGATTAAAGCCTCGACCTCAGAGGGATAACTTTCGTCAACGTCAGCTTCAGTTACTTCCGGGAAGAGTTCAGCTATCTTAGCTTCAAATACCGGCACCATATCTTTTATCCCCTTGCCGGCTAATTCCTGGGCGTCCATAACAATAGAGAGCTTCGGAATTACTTCCTCCCGAAGCTCCTTAATCTTGTGTTCTTTGACAGTGATTTGCTTGCCGTTTATCGTTACCACTTTACTTCTCGGCATCATTATCCCCCTTACGGTAATTCAACAACAGCTACCGTTACTGATGTTACGCCAGAATACGTTACATTTACTTTGCCATTCTCATCATTAAACCTGGCCTTCGGGAAAGGCCCAATCCATTCTTCCCCACTGGCTGCTACTGCAACTGTTAAATTGTGATCAAAACCATAGCTGCACAGCGCAACTGAATCTATCGTCACGTTTATATTCCCGGCGCCGCCGTTTTTAACCACCAGGAAATCCTTGCCTGAATTAATGAAGTCATCCCCACCAGCCGTAGCAGCAACAAAGGTAGGTTTGCCGCCATCCAGATCAACTACATATTTACTTAACGTCGCCATTTTTCATATTCCTCCTTACGCTTTCACCAGAGCGCCGGCGCCTGTTAGAGTACCGGACAGTGTCAGCATATCATCATGCGGCCCGCTTATTTCTAAAGTTACACGTGCCTTGCCGGTGTAGGTTTTCCCCGCCGGCGTGCTGAACCTGACTTGCACCAGCGACCGGCTCATGTAGGCATCTTCAAGCTCTAAAAACGCTGCATCGTCCTCAAGTAGCAGTGATTCGAAGTCCATGCTCCAGGAGTTATTCCCCACAATCTCATCCGCCCAGCCCATGTTGTCTTTGCTGGTTACGTCGATACCGTCGCTGTCCAGGCTTAAGGTGCCGTCACGCTGGCCGCCGACAGTTGTCCAGACCGGCGCCCCCTCAGTACCGGTATTGACTTTCAGCAAAAAGTTGATTCCAGTTACCGCAGGCATTCAAATCAGCTCCTTTTATGGTTTTAATCCAGAACATAATTAACGTGTAAATTTATTTCAGCAGCATGTAAAAGCGAAGTAGAACTGGCATCTATTGTCATATATCTGATGCTGTAAATATGACCGCCCAAAACATTATTAACTTTGACCAATTTATCCACCGGTAGCGCAAGCCTGACATTATGTGCCAGCTCTCTTATTTGCTGCTCCCCGGTCTCCGAGTTGGCGTGCTGCAGATAAACGTAAATAACAAACCTGGTAGTCGTTTTGTAGTTGTTTCCGCCAGATTTAGCGATTAACTCAAAATCTTCTTGCACCGGGCTAACACTACCACAGGGATGAACCGCCGGGATCATGCCGTCCACCTTATGCCATTTTTTCACTGAGCTAAGGCTGGGAGAAGCCTCAAGCAATTCAACAATCCTGTCCAAAATCTCATCTATCTGCGTCATCTTCTGACTTCCTCCATTATCCAATCACGAAACACCCGGATAATCGGTTCCTCATCCTCTTTCTGAATCATCAAAAACGGTCTGGCCGGTATCTTCGCCTGACGAATTGGGATCCACCTGCCGAAACGTACCGGTATCCATAAGAACCGGCCCCGCTTCGGCTTAATTATCCCGCCGAATTGATGGATACGAGCATAGATTTCCGAGGTACCGATTCGCACTTCATTTTTTCCCACATCAATCATAATAGACTTTCTCAAGTCACCCGACACCTGGAGAATTTTATGCCCCCTGGCCACCTCTTTTGTTTTCCATCTTTTTGCTTTCTGATACCGCTTCGCACCGGCAGCCTTCTCCATGAAGCTGTAATCCATAACCCGGCGAGTTAGCGAGCTATGTGGCGCCCATTTCGGTCTGCCTTCTTCTTCAAAATTACGGATTACCGAACCGTAGATAATTTCCCCGGCCCGGCCCAACGGCGCCGATAAATCACGCCCGCGCCGGGCCATGTCCGTAAGCTTCTTTCGGACTTCGTCCAGGCCCTCGAACTCGACATCTATTCTGGTCACCATTTGGCAAGCACATCCTCAATCGGGCTTGTCGTCGGGGCGCCGGTTGCATCTGCTTTTAACGCTTCCGTCGTGCTTCTAAGCGCCGGCCTGGTTGTTGCCGCCGGCGGGGTAACCAGCACAACTCCGGCAACCCCGGCAAGCAGATTATCTTCAATCACCGCTTCTAAGTCCCTCATTGCACGGCGGTAATACACTTCCGACAGCGTCGTCTGGTCTTTCATCCGCTCAGAGTAATGCTTATCGAGCACAAAAGATGCAGACATATCAGCCGCTATGCTCTGTATTATATCCGGTACCGGGTCGGCCAAAGGAACCTGGTACAGCACCCTCAGCCGCCCATCAATCCGCTGCTGCGCTTTGGTGATGAACTCAGTTACTTCGGAATTGTCGATTTCAGTCCAGTCAATCAACTTACAAAGCGCCCGGACAGAATCAATCGTAGTG